CCGAATTGATTTTGATTTCATTTATGAACGGTCTGTTTCCAAGCACCAGCACACTCGCGAACAAGTTTGTTCGTTTGTGAAAGCTTACATGACTGAAATTTCTCAATACCTGCAAATACCCGAGAAAGTTGAACTATTTATTATGGAAAAGCGTCGTCCGACACTCGATACCAAGAAGAACAAGATGAAGTCAGGAATACATATTGTAGTCCCTTCTGTTTGCACGCACAAGTTTGTAGAACAACGAGCCCGTCGCAATCTTCTCAAATCAATGGGAGACTATTTCAAGGATCTTCCGCTCACAGAATCATGGGACAAGGTCTACGACGAAGCCGTCGTAAATCGTTCGTGTCCCTGGACTGTTTACGGTTCTCGCAAGAATGATCCTAATTCTCTTCCTTACCTAATGTCTTACATTGTAGAATATTCGGAAGGAGGGACGTCCATTGTAACCGATCTTCCACCAGTCGATACCACACTTATGAGAACGCTATCACTTTGCCGTGATGAAAAGGATGAGACTCCAATGACCGAAACTGCAAAAGCAATTTATGATAGCCTTAAAGGTGTAGGTGGAGATCCTCGTATTTCTGGTGGTCGTGCAGTAACTCCTTCGCGAGGACGTCGGGCTGTGCGGGGAGATGCAAGAGATTCACGAGGCTCCTCGCCCGATGGACGTATAATCATTCCTCCGCTAGAAGCTGATCGGAAGAACTACATCAAGGGTCACGTTATGAATTTGAATAAGGAAAGAGCCGACGGATATGAATCCTGGCTTAAAGTAGCAATTTGTCTATATAATATCCATCCTGATTTGCTGGATGTCTTTCTAGATTTCAGTGCTCAAGATGATGATAAATATAACGAAGCAGATTGTATTCAGAAATGGCAGTCAATAACCTATCGCAATGACGGCGAAAAGATCCAAGAAGGAACGCTCCGATACTGGTCTCGCGAAGATAACCGCGAAGGCTACAATGAAATTGAATCTTCAAATGTAGATAGACTTGTTCTTGCTGCAACCTCAGGAACAGAGCACGATGTAGCATGTGTCATTTACTCAAAGTTTCGAGACATGTACAAGTGTGCAGATTTTGGCAAGAACGTCTGGTTCCGCTGGGCAGGTCATATTTGGCGAGAAACAGATAAAGGTGTAGACCTGCAACTGAAACTTTCAAAGCAAATTGCAACAGTGTTCTTCGACAAAGTCAAGATAATGCAAGATGAAATGAGCGATCGCGGTCTTACATCCTGTTCTGGCGAAGATAAGAAAGATTGCGGGACGTGCGAGTACTGTCATTTGGAAAAAGTCCGTACGGGCTTGAACGCTATCTATACCAAACTTAAGACTACCAAATTTAAAGATAACGTAATGAAAGAGTGTCGCGAGCTCTTCTTCGACGAAGAGTTTACGAAAAAGGTAGATTCCAACAAAGATATTATTGCATTCAACAACGGCGTTCTAGATTTATCAACTTTTGAATTCAGGGACGGAAAGCCAGAAGATTACCTTTCATTCTCAACAGGAATCGATTATGACCCCGAGAAAGAATACTATTCGTTCCCAGAATGGCCGAAAGTCGAAGCATTCATGAACCAAGTTCTTCCTGATCGCGAAGTCCGTGAGTACTTTATACGCCACCTTTCCACAAACCTCATGGGTGGCAATACTGCCCAGAAGTTTCATATTTTGACAGGCTCAGGATCTAACGGCAAATCAATGATTATGAATTTGACTTCCACGGCGCTTGGAGATTATGCGTGCACGGTTCCAATTTCTCTGTTTACGCAGAAACGTAAAGGATCAGGGAGCGCAGCCCCAGAAGTCATTCGGCTCAAGGGTCGTCGTTTCGTAACCATGCAGGAACCCGATGAATCGATTGCTTTGAACACGGGTCTCATGAAAGAAATTACTTCGGGAGAAAAGATGTATGCTCGTGATCTATTCAAGTCAGGCACAGAGTTCGAGGTTCAAGCAAAGTTTCACTTGGCTTGCAATGACAAGCCGAAAATCAATACGACAGATGGAGGTACATGGCGACGACTTGTAGTAATTAACTTTGTTTCAAAGTTCGTTCCAGTACCCAGTGCACAGAACGAGTACCCAATGGACGAATCTATTCAATTTGCAGTGAATTCAAAAGAGTGGGCAACACCGTTTCTAGCGTATCTAGTTCATGTTTTGAAAGAGGGTAATGGTTACCGTAAACTTTCGACGCCCGATAAGGTACTTGAATATACGTCTGAGTACCGCAACGAGAATGATGGAATTAACAAATTTGTTTCAGAGAAATTGGCTTCTATTGCAGAAGGCGATGAAGTTATGCCCGTTGACAAGCCTACACTGCGCCGAGCATTCAAGACGTGGAAAGACGAGAACGAGCAACGAACTCTCTCTCCTGCAGATATGGAGAAAAAGGTCGAAGCCAAGTTCGGCAAGTATACTCGTGGCGGATGGCTGACTTTCAAGCTTGATTAATTCTTGACAAATATTAACTGAATGCCAAGCTTTACAACATATCATGACGGAAAAAATATTTATAGTGTTGACATGATGATTGCATTTTTAAATATGCACAAATATCCCGTTAAGCTAATTGAAGTAGAAGAACTTGTTCCTCAATTAGATGAAGTCGTATGGGACGTTTCTCCAAAAACTGTTCTTGAAAATATGAACTTGAAAAAGTACAGCGAAGATGCAAAAAGAATCAAAAGTGCTGATCTAAGTTATCCAATAATAATATACAAAAACAGAATAGTAGATGGGTACCATCGTGTTTCCAGATCGCACCTAGAAGGAAAAAAAGAAATTAAAGCTCATGTTTTTGATACAAACATTATGAAGAAGTTTATTGTGGATAAAGATATGAATTTTGTAAAAGTTCATAAAGATATGGAAATTCATGAACTATTAGAGTTGTTTAGTGAACGATTCAGCTAATAATACTTACCTCCACGGCAACCTTTCATCTTGCGAGTTCCACCGCGTCGGCGACGGCGGCGTATTGCAGTTTTATTCGATCTACGTCCACCCATTGCAATCGGTGGGTAGGCAATATATACATACCGACCCTCTTCTTCGGCGTCTTCTGGGACTTTATCGAAATTTGTGTAAACCCCTTGATTATTAGCGCGAGTTATATATCGATTCAAGTAATTCCCTGTAGGATCTATATCCCTAAATAATGTTGGACTACTGGAAACTGGAAACATTCCATTTTTAATATGGGCGAGCATCGCTTCTGCAATGCTATTTCCCCAAAGAACAACTTGATTCACGCCATGACTCGCACTATATTGTTGAGCTAATAGTTCCATAATAATTTTTTTGATATATTTTCCTACATTAACTCCAGAATTTGTTATTCGAGATTTAGCTGCAATCATATCTCTCAGTGGCATTGTGCTCCCGTCTGGGAGTGCGATTGGATCGCTTGAAAATGTAAACGAACAGGTCCACGCGGTATACCCAATTAACGCCTTATATTTCGGCACTAAGGATCTATCGACATGGTATTCATATATCGCCCTTTCAATTGGATTCGGTATCAATACATTTGCATAACCAATCACTCCGCAAGCGGGAATTCCTATTGCATCGTTCCCTTCATCATACACAATGTAATGGAGACTTAAAAATCTTCCGTCTTCTGTTTCAGCTGGGTACAAACTTCTAGGATCAATAACATCACCTTCCTCATAGTCCTCATCAAATGCTCCGCATAGTCCCCGTCCAACTGTTCCAGGTCCTCTAGGTACTTCCTTTGCTCTTCGTAGTAATTCTTCTGGAATATTAATCCCTACTGCCGAAATTGCACGATGCCTTGCTTGATCAAACAAGAACAGTCGAAAATACGGAGAAAATTCAGTTCTTCCTGCTACTGCCATTATTTAGTATAACTAATAATACTTACCTCCTCGGCGGCGACGACGGGTCTTACGCGAACGGCGCCGACGACCGCCAGTGGATGTTTCTCCAGCACCAAGAGCAGGCATTCCAAGGGCACTCGAAGCACGACTATTTGCAAAATCAGGAGCACTACTTTGTGCTGCAGCATCCATACCATTCAGAGGAGCTCTTGCTGCAGGAACTACTGCTTCACCCATTGTTTGAGCTTTAGGCGTCCCCCCTAGAAATTCGGGAAGATAATCTGCAATAGCTCCTCCACGACGAGACTTGCGACGCTTGGTGTGGGAACGTTTGGCCATTTGTTATTGAGCTAGATTTTTAACGCCGACCACCCACTGGCGAATATGCGCGAATGTAAGGAAGGGTCATCGAAATCACGAAGAACGCAATTGCAAGGTTTAGAGAAGCTCCAATTGCGTCGCCAATATTAAGTTTGACAGGACCGATGCTGACTGTTATTTTATCAAGACCTTGTTCTACGCCTGGAAAGATTCCAGCGATAATTGGTGTTACAAGGTCACGCGTGATTGCTCCGAAAAAGCTAGATAGAGCATAACCAAGATAAAATGCCACAGCAAGAGTCATCGTACTGCCTTCCATTGTTTTGTATTTAGTATATAATCTTTTTGCGGTAAAGAGTAGATGGATACCCGATACTGGGGGCCTTCGGGCTGGCAGTTATTTCACTTGATTGCGTTTTTATCGCCCAGTCCCGAAAAAGTACTTCTTCAGATGAATGAAGTTTTGCCGTGCAAGTTTTGCCGAGCCAGTACAACCGAGTTTGTAAAGAAGCATCCTCTCAGAGGAGATCCAGGTAAGTGGCTTTACGAAATTCACAATATGGTGAATAACAAACTACGTACGCAGTGCCGTGGAGATCCTCTTGTCGTTGATCCTGGCCAAGATCCAAGCTTCGAAGATGTTAAGCAAAGGTATTCTAACCTAAAACCCACTCAAGTCCCAGGCCGTGACTTTCTTTTTTGTGTATCCGCCAATTTCCCCGAAAAGCCCGAGCCAGAAGATATGAGTCTTCAGCGTGAATTCATGAAGAATCTTGCAGAAGCATACCCTTTCGAAAAGCTTCGAAAGACCTTTCAGAAATATTTGGAAAAAACAGGTGGTGTGCATTTGGAGAGTCGCAAACGGTACATGAAGTGGATGTACGGTTTGCTCTCTGAACTTTCTAGAACAGCAGGATCTGAACTGCCTACTTACAAAGGGTATGTAGCAAGAGTTCGATATTACACGAGTGGATGTACTAGAAAGACTTACAAAGGTAAAACATGTCGACGCACAAAGATGGGAACGTATACGAAAGACCGAGATAATCGACGAACACAAAAGATTGCGTACAGCTCACTTCTTTGAAGATTTTCGTTTCTTTCTTAATGTTCTTTTCTTATTTTTTCTTGTTTTACGACGTCCTGCAACTAATTTTTCTGGTGTAAAATGTTCGTCATAAATTTTTTGAAAATCAGGCCATGCTACTTTTGACTTAGAAAGAACTTGTGGAATAACTTGTGTTATTAGGTTTATTTTAAAATCATATATTAATTTTTGTAAGGTTCCTCGATTAAGCTTAGAATAATAGTTAATAATTTTATTGAGACTAGCCTGGTCAACGATCCCATCACTATTTTTAATAATTTCAATTGTTAAAAACATCGACCAAAAAATGCAATTTTCATCTGGTCTTACAAGTTTATGAGCATCCTTATTAATTATTCCTTGAGGACAGCTGTCCTCTATAACTAGTTCTCTTGGTACGATTTTATCGTCATCAATTACCTTTTTTACGAGTTTTATTATAGCTTCTCTAATGTGAGGTTCTACTGCAATACTTTTTTCAGTGTTTTTTTCAGGTTCAACAATAATAAAATCTCCATTCTTCCCTATTAAAAGTGCATTTGCATGATCAGGTATGTAAGTAACCGACATATTAAGATTGATTAAAGTTAATGGAACATAAATCATATTGAATGGACATGATTTTAATCTTTCTTTGATTCCAGAAATTGTTTCTCCATTTTTAGAGAGGTTTTTATTTAATTTTCGAAAATTTATAAAGTCGTTCAAAACACTACTATCCAGGTCAAATTTTTTTTTAACATCTGTTCTTAATATATCAATGTTGGCGTTAAATTCATCGATATCTATATCTGAAAACTGACCTTGTGGAGGAGTATAATAATATAAGACTTTTTTTTGTGTAATATAAATTTTATTAGTTAAATAAACTGTACTAGTACTACATAATTTTATTTTTGGAGGTTCAGGATGAGCCGAAGCAATACCTAAATACATTTCATAAAAAATCATAGCTATAGATGATCCATCTGTATAGTGCGATATGGTTCCACCAGGCATAACAACAGATGTAGGAATGCTGAATAACATTATAATTTTATCAAACCCTTCACTTATTGAGGATGGACCAGGTATATAAGGTTCAGAACTATAAGCAGCAGGTGAACCAGATACAGCTCTTACTAATGGAGGTCCACTCATTATATTTGACGTTTAATTTATTGGTACAGCTCACTTCTTTCTTAACGTTCTCCTCTTACGTTTTTTATTTTTTTTGCGATGAAGTTTCCTTTTCTTTGTTTTTCTAGAAGATCCATTATAGTCTTTAAATCTTCTATTAAAATTTTCCCATTCTGGCCATAAAATATTTAATTTTTCGACACCTCTTGGAATAATTGTATCGAATAATTGTTTTTTAAATTGAACTATATCATTTTGCAATTCAGGTGCAGGTTTTGAGAAAAAAAATTTAATAACATCATTTGGATTTAAAGATTTGTCAATATTATTTATAATTTTACTAGAAATAAATAATGACCAAAATACACAGTTCATATCACCATTAATTTTATATTGAGGACATGCTTCTGTCATTTCAAAAAATTTAGGATTTTCAACACCTATTTTTTTAGCAATATCTATAATACTTTCTTTAATTTTTTCTTCGTTTGTAGATTTATATGTATCAGGATTAAAAGCAGGTTCAATTCGAAGTAATGTTCCGTTTTCCTTATTAATCAATATTCCATTCATATGTCCGACTTCGTAATAGGGTGGTTGAAGAATATACGCTGTTAAGTATACTGGTAAATAAAAATATGGATAAGGGCATTCCTCAAAATGCTGTTTAAATTTTGAAAAACTATATTTATTAATATCCAAATCTTTTGTTATATAATGTCTAACAGTATCAACATTAGACATAGGTTGAAGTAAAAGTGCGTGTTTCAATTCTGGATTAAGCAATCTTGAATAAACACTATTAAAGATGGTAGAATCTGTAATTACACTAAATAATGGTGACATATCTACTACAGATGGCTCATTAATTTTAATACCATAAATCATATGTATTGCAATATCGCTACAAAACGGCAGTGTTGTTTCTTCATTCAAACCTTGTATAAGTTTTAAAACTATAGATGGAGCATCCATTAAAGTAATATTATATGATGGAATATTATAGAAATAAGATTCAGGGTTACCTACTAAAATCGTAAAATCAATAGTTGATTGGTCTAAATGCGATATTTCAGCTGGTTTTTCTGGTTTTAAAAATGATACAGGTCTTCCACTCATTAAACGGTAGAATTTTTGTTGAGCTAATTCTGGTGGAAGATATGAATTAAGTTTAGGACTTATAATTTCAGATCCTGCCATTATATTTGACGTTTAATTTATTGGTACAGCTCACTTCTTTGAGGATTTTTTGTTTCGTCTTTTATGATGCCGTTTCTTTTTTGTTTTTCTGGCACGTCTTTTTCCACCAACGTAGCCTGGAAAAAGGCTATTAAATCTTCCAAATTCAGACCAACCACAACCTAGTTTTTTCAATCCTTCTGGAATAATTTTTCTGACTAATTCAACTTTAAAGTCTTTAATTATTTTTTCGAGTTCTTCTTTAGGCTTTGAACTATATATTTTTATAAGATCGTTCGGATTTGGATACTTAAACACATTTTTAATAATTTCGTTACACATAAAAATAGTCCAAAAAATACAATTAGAATCTTTTACTATTGCCTGGGGACATACTTGCTGTATTGGAATAAGCCTCGGAGATTTTAATCCTATTTTTTCTGCAATTTCAAGTATTCCTGCATTAACTTTATCATCAATTGCATATTCAATTCTATTGTCTGGTTCTATTCTGAAAACTGTACCATTTTTTCCAATCAGAATACCGTTCTGATGTCCCGATATATGGGGACGTGTATGGTCTGCAAATGATCTAAGTGTTAATGGGACAAAAATATACGGAAATTTACATTCTTGGAATCTTTTTCTATTTAAATCAAATGCAGTTTCGTTATCATCTAAATATATTTTTACCCATTCTTCTATAGTAGCATCAGGTAGATAGCTTTTAATTCCAAGTGTCTTAAGTCGGGCTATTCTTTCTCTTAAAATACTTGCATCAAATATTCCAGCAAGGTAGTCAATATTTCCTCCACTATCTCTGGGATAAAGATAAGACATATTTATAGTTTTGGCCATGCAAATAGGCAATGGACTTGCGGGTTCAGAAAACATATTTTCAAGAATAAACATAACTAATGTCGTACCATCAACATATTCTAATTCATCGCAATTGTGTGATGCAAACTCTCCAAACATTTTTCTTAATAGAGAATCTGGACCTTTCGTACGGTCAAAATCATCCTGAGCTTCCATCTCTGCACGTTGTCTAGCAAGATCTGGAGGAGGAGCAGAAGCCATTATATTTAACGTTTAATTTATTGGTAATCATTCATATTGTTTAATAAATGGAACTCTGGTACTCTCTGGTAATAGGAACAGTTGTATACTTTTACGTGATTCTTTTTAACCGAAATGCTCGAACTTATCTAGAAAGCGGTCGTACTGAACCTTTCACGCTAAGCAATGTTATTGGAATCAAAGATTGAAGCGTTTCTTGTAATCGGCAACTGATGCACGGAAACCAGTTTTGTTCCACAGAATCCATCGGCTGAGTGCACCTGCTGTATCTGGCTTATCCCAACTTTCACGACCATTAGAATGGCGTTTAATGTATCGCTGTTTACGTGTTTCATCTTTATGCTTGGTAAAATCCGACATTCCTGCAGCGCCAAATGAAACTGTTTTCTCACGCCCGTCAGTTTCAAAAACCGCATCGTACTTCTTTGTTGCTTTTTTAGATTTGCGGATTGTTTTAAGTTTGAGACTCATTTTATGTTTACGTTTATTTTTTCTTGTTTTACGAGAAGCACCAATAGTAAATCCTTTACTCAATTCTTGAAGTTCTTCAAAAGCAGGCCATTTCCATCCTAAAATCTCAAGACCTGTTGGAATAATTTCTGTAAATAATTTAATTTTAAAATTATGTATTATTTTTCTAAGTTCTTCGGGTGGCATACTCGAATATTCTGCAACAGCTTCGTTTGGATCTTTATCAAATCCCAAGTCTAAGATTTTTGTATAAATAAAAAAGGTCCAAAATAAACAATTAAGGTCTTTTTCTTCTTCTTCTTCTGTATTTATAAGTGCTTGAGGGCAAACTATATGAATCGGAACCATTTTAGGCATAATATGTCCATTTATATGGTATGCAATGGCTTCTGCAAGTCCATTCATATTACGCTGAATAATTTTACCAAGATCACCATCAGTATAATCATAGTTTTGAGGCTCAATTCTAATAAGTCTCCCATCTTTTCCAACTAAAATACCATTTGCATGTAATTTAACCATCTCGACCTCCCTCACCTTAGTGGCATCAAAATTAATACTTACATTTGTAATTGGTACATATAAAAAAGGTGTTTTACATTCTTTTACAGCTTTTTCGAGGATGTTAAGTCTCTTAAGATTGTTATCTAACTCATCTATTATAAATTTTTTATAAAGTGGTGTATATGGGTCATCACCTCTTCCAGCTTTTTCATTCAGTTTTTCAATCGCAACAGCCGCTTTCCGTTTGCCAAAAAATTCAAATAGTAGAAAATATTTAAATGAATCTTCTATTACTTCATTATCAATAAGAATCAAATTTGTCACAAATAAATCTTCCGATAAGCACGGTAGTGGCTTTTCTGTAGGATTTATTTTACCTACATATGCTTCGTAGCATCTATATGCTACGCTTATACCACTACCTATAATTTCATCTTTACCATCATTACGTGTATTAATAATTCTTGTAGGATAAGACATTTGGACCCTAATGCGATGGGATATACTATCTCTAACTATTTTAGCTTCTGCAATAGAAGGAGGCGGACCTAAAGGAGCAGGCGGACCTAAAGGAGGTACTGCAATAAGAGCAGGCGGACCTAAAGGAGGTTCTACAGGAAGAGGGGCAGGAGGCGGACCTAAAGGAGGTTCTGCAATAGGAGAGGCAGCCATATTATAATAATGGTTTGTTAAATAATGGAGGAGTGGTATTCGGCAGTACGTAATTGGATGGATCAGTTCGAAGAACGACAAGATATTAAATCGTTCTGCGATCGAATTTTCCAGGAATTGCATTTCATGAAGATCAAAGATAAGGGAAAATTCAAGCAACGAATGGGTCCGCAGTTTGAAATGTGGGCTTCGAAACTTGAAGAAGATTACGATAAAGAAATGGTTAGAGAATTATTGAATGACGATCCTTTCTGGGAACTCACTTTGAAGGTTGCACGGGGACAGTAGGATTCTGAGCAGGAGGTGAATTCTTCAAGGGGCTTTTCTTTGCAAATATAAGAAAAAGAAGAATAGGTATACCTATAATCGCCCCTACAAAAAGAAGAAACATAAGTCCGTACTTAAAACGAAGCCACAAAAATCCCGCAAAACTATCGGAGTTTTTGTAGGCATAGTAAGATGTACCCATACTTATTCCAGTTCCAAGTATTTCTCCAATAGGTCCTCCTCCTTTTTTTACCATTATCTTTTATCTGATGGAATTTCTGGAATTTGTACTTCTTGGTAAGATTCCACTGGTTTAGAAACTTGTGGTTGCTGAATGATGGGTCTCCCAAGACGTATGAAACGAATAGGTCTTCCTCCATTTGGAATATTTTGCATTTGTGTATAACTTCATAAAAAACGGAACGGTCTAAAGACAATACAGAGATACTATAAGAATGGGGGACAGAATTATCGGAGTCCAGTTTGGCATTGCCAACCCAGATGAAATCCGACGCAGGAGTGTTGTTGAAGTCATTACCGATAAAGCCCATCAGAGTGGAGAAATTGCAGTAGCAGGTGGAGTTTTCGATCCACGATTCGGAGTAATTGATCATGGAAAGATTTGTCCCACATGCAAGCACACGAATATTGAATGTCCTGGCCATTTTGGTCATATCACGATGGCCAGGCCTGTTTATCTATATCAATTCATTGACATGATTCAGAAAATTGCAATGCTAGTATGTCTCAACTGTTCAAATTTCTATATTCCCGATGAAGATGTTGATGCCGTTGAAAAGACCAGTACTGGATTCGACAGATTCAACCAGCTTCGAGAAATTACTGCAAAATTCAAGGAAGATAAGAAGACCTCAAAAGCCTGCCGACACTGTGGTACTGCCATAATTAAAAAGATTGAAAAGCAGGAAGGAACTGTTGCAACTCTTCGTGCAAAAATTACTGGAGATTCCGATGATATGATTGTTTTGCACGCTGAAATGCTTCTACGTGCGTTTCAGAGAATCACCGATCGCAATGTTGAAAAGCTGGGATTCAATCCTAAATTTTCTCGGCCCGATTGGATGATTTGTACTGTTCTGGCTGTCCCGCCTCTCACGGTACGCCCTTCAGTTGTGATGGACGATAAGCAAACCATGGAAGATGATTTGACGCACGTTCTGATTTCAATTGTCCGAAGCAATAAGCGTCTTCGTGATTTAATTGATAAGGGAGAGTCAGCAGAAGTTATTGAACACGCTACATCTTTATTGCAGTACTATGTGGCTACTTATGTCGATAACAACATCAAGGGACTTGCTCCTGCAGCTCAGCGGTCAGGGCGTCCACTGCGTACTCTCAAAGCACGTATGGGTGCAAAAACGGGCCGTGTGCGCGGAAACTTGATGGGTAAGCGAGTAGACTTTTCGGCTCGTTCTGTCATTACGCCTGACCCAAATATTGATCTAGATGAGCTCGGAGTTCCTCAAGAAATTGCAGAAAATCTTACCTTTCCAGAAATTGTCACTATCTATAATCGTGATCGCCTGATGGTACATGTGCGTAACGGAGTATCAAAGTACCCTGGTGCAAAATCAGTCGTTCTAAAGAACGATTCGCGATCCCTCAGCCTGCGATTCAATACTGAGATGATTGACCTGAATCCTGGCGATATTGTTAATCGTCACTTGATTGATGGAGATGTTGTTCTCTTTAATCGCCAGCCTTCTCTGCACAAGGCTTCCATGGAATGCCATCGTGTGAAAGTTCTCCCCGTATCCACATTCCGACTGAATGTAAGCGCAACCAAGCCTTATAACGCAGACTTCGACGGCGATGAAATGAATATGCATGTGCCACAGAGTATTGCCGCCGCTACAGAAATCAAGTACTTGGCTAGCGTACTTCGACAAATAATTTCACCAAAAAACTCATCTCCGATCATTGCGATTTTCCAAGATAGCTTAACGGGAGCTTACCGCATAACACAAGATTTTGTGAAAGTTCCTGAACATGTAGCTATGAATATTCTTGCTCGTACCAAGAAGCCTCTTGGAGGTTACAAACGCAAAGACGGTCCTTACACTGGAAAGGAAATCGTATCTAGCTCTCTTCCACTGATGAATATGGACGGAAGTGTTAAAATTTTGAATGGCCAATTTGTTAAGGGAATTATCAAAGGTGGTTCTTCGAAAGATATTGTTCACCACATTTACAACGAATTTGGTCCGACTCAAGCAGGACAATACATCAATGATATTCAGAATATTATAACTAAGTTCAATTTATTTTATGGATTCTCAGTTGGTACTTCCGATCTTATTCTTGATGAAAAAACTGAAGTAGTTATACAAGATATTTTCCAGAAAGGAAGAACTGATCTTTCTGCAATCATGAGCTCAGTTCATTCTGGAACATTTACAAACACAAGTGGTAAAACAGATGGAGAAGAATTGGAAAATAAGATCATGAAAGTTCTAAGCACTGACATATTTTCAAAAATCAAAGACGATACTAAAAATTCTCTTCTCCCATCGAATCGAATGCTTCGAATGGTAGATTCTGGATCAAAAGGCGGTGAACTAAATCTTGCCCAGATGATATCTTGCGTTGGACAGCAGAGCGTTGGCGGTAAACGAATTCAGTACGGCATGAATTATCGCACACTTCCACACTTTCCCAAATTTGATGATGGTGCAGAATCTCGTGGTTTTGTAGAAAATAGCTTCATTAACGGAATTCGCCCCGCCGAGTTCTTCTTCCACGCAATGGGTGGCCGAGAAGGTATTATTGATACGGCAGTAAAGACCGCAGATTCAGGATACATTCAGCGCAAACTTGTCAAGACTATGGAGGATATCCATGTTGCATATGACGGAACTGTTCGAAATGTAAATGGAGCTATTGTTCAGTATCATTATGGCGGAGATGGTGCCGACACTATCTGTGTTGAAAATGTTAAAATGAATCTTGGTCTAATGAGTCTTGAAGATATTTATCGTGATTTTGCTCTGACAAAGGACGATCTATCAAGCGTTGTTAAAGGCGATCTTGATAAGATTGAAGATCTAGTAGATCAAATTCTGGAAGATCGTAAAGTTATTGTAAAAGATGTTATTCGATACAAAAAGATAGATAAAATTAAACTTCCAGTAAATTTCAATCGAATTGTTAGCAAGTACAAAAACCCTTATTCTGTAAAGACCGACTTGACGCCCGAATATGTTGTTTCAGAACTTAATAAATCTTTCACGCAAAGCTGGATTGTTCACAACAAGCTAATGCAAATTGCTATGCGATTCTTCTTTGCTCCGAAGAAAGTTATTCTTGATATGCGTTTATCTAAAGATATGTTTGACGAGATGCTAAAAGAAGTTCATTTCCGAACAGTTAAGTCTGCAGTTCATCCTGGAGAAATGGTTGGAACTCTTGGAGCACAGTCTGTCGGAGAGCCGACGACCCAGCTTACCCTTAACACGTTCCACAGTGCAGGAAGCGAGAAAGCGAATGCTACCTCAGGTGTGCCTCGAATTCGCGAACTTCTAGAAGTTACTAAGAACCCTAAAACTCCTATGAATATAGTTTATATGGATTCCAAAATTTCCAGTTCTTCTGATGAAACGATGAAGAAACGAGCTTCTATGCAAAAGACTACACTCCGAGATATCACGAAATCTGTTCGCATATATTACGATTCCGATTACCTTCTTGGTAGCACTTCTGTAGATGAAGACCGTGAAATACTGCAAACCTACGCAAAATTTTCTGTATCCAGTACTCATGCATCCTGCGCATCGCCGTGGATTATGCGACTGGAACTTGATCGGATGGAAATGGCTGCACATAACAATGTTGTTGATATGCCGATGATTGCTGCAAAGATCAATAATAACCGAGTTCTAAAAGTATTTGAATGTATTCCGAGCAATACGAACAGTCCCGATAAACTTGTTCTGCGAATCTCGTTCCCCAAAGATGTCGTTAAAAACGCTCTTTCGCTTCGATTTATTGAAGATAAACTTTTGGATACAGTTCTGTCAGGCCTTGAAGGTTCGGGGCGTATTTATCCCAGACTCCACAAAAGTGAAATCATATACGACGAGATGACAGGAGGGTACAAACCTGTGGAACAGTGGGTTCTGGATATTGAAGGAGCTAACCTTCTTGAACTTGGAATGATCGAAGGACTCGATTCTACACGGTCATTTTCGAACGATATTCACGAAGTTCTTGACGTGTTTGGAATTGAGGCTGCGCGTGTAGCTTTGTTCGATGAATTTGGTATGGTATTTGAAGATACGCCGATTGATTACCACCACATGATGATGCTTGTAGATTCAATGACCTATCCTGGATTCCTTCTAAAAGTTGATCGCAATGGTATGAGCAAAAATACTGAGAACGGTGTCCTGGCAAAATCTTCATTCGAAGAGACTGCGAAGCATCTGTTTAATGCGGCTATTCTGGGAGAAATTGATAACATGAAAGGTGTGTCAGCCAACATCATGTTCGGTCAGAAACCTCCTTGCGGAACAGGACTTGTAGAAGTTCTTATTGATGAAACTAAATTTCCTGATGGTGATGAAGAGGTTCCTCCGCCGATTGAAGACCAGCTCGAAGAAGTAAATAAATTAATTGCTTCCAAAGAAGATGATGAGGATATTAGCATGATGACATTTTAATACAATAAATTCACCAGAGTAAAATGGAAGATTCCATCGTTGCTTCAGTGATTGCAAGTTTTAAGCAAAGGTCGGAATTTGGACAAAAGAAATATGGAACAAATTTGGATAGAACAGATTTGAATTTTTTGCAGTGGGTTCAGCATATGCAAGAAGAATTGATGGATGCTATATTGTATCTCGAGAAACTGAAGAAGATTAGTATTGAAAAATAAAACTAATTTTATACAAATATGAGTCGTCAAAATTTACCTTATCGAGAAACAAGTGATTGTTTTCTCATATACGATGGAAAGCTTGTTGGTCGGTTAGGTCATAATCCTAAAACAAATACCGATTATCTGAATTTACCTGGTGGAGGAATAGATGAAGGAGAGACTCCTATTCAAGGAGCTAAACGTGAATGTTTAGAAGAAGTTGGGGCTAAAATAAAAAACATGAAAAGAATCTGTACCGTGTATTGGGATTGGTTTCCTGAATGGGCAACTACTCCTAAAAGCCAAGAAAGATATAAAAAGTTTCGTGGAGAAAAAATTCATTTAATGTTGGGCGAAGTTGAAGAGTTTGTTACTCCAACAAGTACTGAAGGTGACGCATGGGTTGGGAAAAAATTCATGACTCTAGCAGCAGCTATTAAATTATCAGAATCTAACAAAGATCATCCAAATATGTATGCTTACCGAGTTGCACAGATAACTGTTCTAAATATGATAAAACTTCTCCAAAATTAAAAAAGTTTCATGCGGAGGTAAGGATTCTTGAGACGGTAAAACGACCATGTATTGCAACCATAAATCATTCGTTCTACTGAACTGCCTCCATACCTAGATCTCCAACCTCTGTCGTTCTCAATTACTCCGACATACATAGGTCCAAGTCTCGTAGCTTCATCTTTAATAAGTTTTCGCATTTTGTGAAGGCACCGAATAAAGTATTTTCTCTGAGGAGCCATATTAAGTTCTTTGACCTTCTCCTTAATAAACTTTCTTACCTCTTCTCGAAGAACTTTCAAAGTTCCAGATAATTCCTTTTTAGCAAAATTCATTTCTTGCAATAAAGATTTAACTTCTGGTTGTTTTTTAAATCTTCGAACACACATTTTTATGAGACCTTCGCTAGTTACTTCTTCTTCAAATGTTTTTGGAGTGTTGCATTGAGGGCACTTTTTATCTGCAGTGGAAAGGCAAGCTATAATACACCTTGTGTGAAATGCATGTTTGCAATCGAGTTTCACACAAGTTTCAGTTGAGTTTCGTTCATCTTCAAAAGATTTCATATCCATATCGTCAAGACACACAGGACACGTATCTGTCATTTTATAATAATATTAACCATTGTTGTAAACGTCTAGTTGCTGTACGCAAGACCACCCATACCGCTCATGATGCGCAGGATGTTGTAGTTAACCGCATACACGCGAATATCCCACGTATCATCATTGTCGGGATCAACAAGCGCAGCACCGCTCATGTTAAGAACAACCGTGGCCGTATCAATGCGCGAGAAGTTGCACGTTCCCGACGGCTGGTGCTCTTCTGGGCGCAGGGCAAACGAGTACATGTAGATGTTGGGCTGTTTGTTCGTAGAAAGCGTGTATCCAAACCCAGTATGGTGCTGAGACTGCTGGGGTTTGCAGAAATAGTCGCCATAACGTTTGTCGAGACGATCTTGGCCGTTGAACTGGATCCACTGTTCGTAAACAGCTGTACCGATAAACGAACCACCCGTTTGAGAAGTGCTACCGTTATACGTAAAAGGCTGAAGACGGGTAAGACTTTTTGAAGCTGCAAGAGAACAGTTCGTGTAATACGTTGGCTGAACGACCCAGACAAGTTCTTTTACGGGGTGGTTGAACGTCAAGTCAATACGATTCGAGTACGAAGAAATACCCTTGTCCTCGTTGAACTGCGTCTGCTCAATTAGGTACTCGTGCGACTGCTGGGCCATCCGACGGCGTTCCTCCGTATCGAGGTAAATATAGTCAATATAAATTGCAGCCTGAACAGGTTGAGGAAGACTCTTTGCACCAGTCACAAAATTACCTGCAATTGCGGTAGCATCGTTCCACTGCAAAGTAATCTTGACTTCGTGGTACTGAAGAGCAATGAGGGGGAGTGCTGCGCCAGGGTTACGGGTGTAGAAGAAAAAGAGAGGAACGTACAGGATCGTTGGAAGAGATGGGCGACCATTTCCAGCATTGCAGAGTGTTTGACCAGTGACAGCGACAGAACCAGCTGCAAGTTCCCCACCTACCATTTTAAGAAACTTATCTTGCTGAGGGGCATCGCTCGTGAGTGCATCCCAGAGGTACATCCACTCACCGTACTGCCGATCAATAACTTGCCCACCAATATCCAGCTCAACGTAGCGGATAAGATTGTATCCTAGACGAGTTTGATCGTTGTTATAAGTTCCTGCAGCGAGAACGACTTCAAGGTACGTTGTGTACAGCAGGTCAGCATGGCGACCTAGAATGGCCGAATGCTTGGTGCCCCACGACGCTTGGCCATTAAAATTCACGCGAAATGGTTCCATGGCGAAGTTCGTGTGGCGCTTAAAGAGTCCTTTCCAGAAAGTAATTTGAGGATTTCCAGATAGGTATGCATCCTGAGCACCATAAGCTACAAGTTGAAGCAAACCTCCACCCATGTTATTTACTTAATGTAATCTCTTTTTTTCTCTAACGGCGACGGTGACGGCGCGTACGACGAGACGAGCGACGACGACGACCGCCCTTTACGGCAGGTACGGCAGCGCCATCTGATGCACCGTCAGCGTCTACTTTTTTTACTTCTTTTGCAAGGTCAGAAGAACTGTCTTTTGACATTTTACCACTATCACTATCACGATCTTCGCCACCACGGTGTTTCTTGTACGACTTCTTTGCAAGCTTCAGGATTGCACTGAACTTCTGGCCCTTGTGAGCTTTCATCGTGCGCTTAACGTGTGCAAGCCATGCGTTTGCCATTTTTATTAGTAGCTGAGAATTGAATTTATACGGTGACGTTATAAATTGGCGAAATTTTCTGCATAGGTTGAAAGGAAACGCTTGGGTCTGGGAGTGTTGGAGTCTTGAATTTCTTGGGGGCGAGAGCTCGTAACGCAACGGGTTTAAGAACAATGCTGTTTTCTTGAAACTCGCCAATATAGTTCTCCATAGCGCTATCAACTGACCCATAGTTCATAAGAATCCACTGACATCCATAGGAAAGAAGTATTTGAGGATTCGTGTTAACTAAATCTGTTCCAATATCAGGAACTACCATAGTAATACCATTGCGATTATGGTTAATAAGTTCATCCTTGTCGTGAGGCTGAGATGCTTGAGTATAGGTGAGTCGACGCAAATGTGAGGTTGACCACGAAATGTTGACAAGCTCTTCCATTAAAGTACCTTTCATCGGACCGCCCGAAACTACTATAATCTTGCGCTGGAGATTGCAAATAGGTTCAACTACTAAATTCTTACGAGAATAGCTGTATGTAGAATCCAGAAGATAAGGTCGGCAGGTAGTTTTCAAAATTTCTGCACAAGCATTTATTACATCTGTCTTGTCGGTATGAAAAACAAGGCTAAGAATAAATGGATCGCTACTGACAGGAGATGACACTGTATTGAAAGCATTATTCGCAATCGCTACACAGCAAGCGTCGAGAGAAACGGTGTTGTAAGCATAATCAGTTCCAAGTTTCTGATTCTTTAATCCAACTACTGGTTTGCTATCCGAATCTGCATAAATATCCAGTTCAACTAGTCGAGGACCCGCTTTCATTAAAAGAGGAATTACTTGATCAGTAATATAGTCATAAATTTGAGATCCTGGAAACAGAGAATATCCAGATGAAGCAACATAAAAATCACACAATCTATATTTCTGAGGACATCCTAGAGGTGCAAGTTTGGTAACACTTTGGTAAGCATTAAATGTTGATTTTGCTTTTCCAAGAGCCTGTGTTTTTGAAGGTGCAAATAATTTATAACCTCCGTAAGCAACTAGACCCATAAGTACTATTGCACCAATAACAGTGATAATAGTCATAAAGTTTGGTGTAGAAAAAGAAGGAGTAGCTTCCATTATACATTAGTCCATGATTTTATAGCGCTAGCAATAGCCCAACCTACTAAAATAATTCCACCAATCGCACCAATCATCCATATATATTCACGTGCGCCCATTTACTTTAATTGGTATAAAACTCCTCGAAAACCTCTTACAACTTCATCAGGGATACGTTTGTCCATAGGTATTCCCACAAGGCAACAAAGATGAAAGTACAAACAGTACATCCCACATTCTGAGTCTTGTCGCTGATGTCTTGTTTTATTATATGTTTTCTGCATAGGTTTTGTATGTGTTCCAGTAGCATCCCATTGTTCTTTCCATCTGTTCATAAGAACTTGTATTTCTTTCTCTGGTTTATTTGCGTAAGAGTCAAAGTATGTTATTCGTGGAAACTCAAGTTCTGGCCGAATGTCGCAGAATAGAGCAATCCAGTGTTTTCCAGGACCAGTGCTTTTGTCGGTATTGAAAACAATTCCTATTTGCGTATATCCTTTTTTGTACAAAGCGGTAATATCGAGTGAACAAAGTGAATCAACAAGGCATTCGCCTGTTTTGGATTTTTTTCCAAAATCAATCGGAACGGTTCCCACATAGTAATAGTTTTTAAAAATACGGGCATACTGTTTTTCAATTGCATCAATATCGTCAGAAGAAAGCCATTCATCGGGTTTTGTTTTCCAGGAGTCAGGAGCAGTTGGGCGAGATATCATGGACGTAATAATACATTCTGCATTACCTCGGTCACACTGTCTCCTCATTCGAACTTGAATCTCTTTCCAGACATTTTCGGCACCTCCTTGTGGAATAGGTGTATCTTTACGGTGTTCAGAATTGTATACTTGTCTCAAGTTTTCAACTTGTTGTCCATTGAAGAACATCCTTACTGTAAAACGGATATTCTTATTGTGCGACTAAAGATGTAAAAAATGTCGGTTCCTGATCTCAAGAGTCGTGTTAAAGCTTACTGTGATATAAATGATAAGCTTCGCGAGAAAAATTCGGAAATTCAGGAACTTCGAAAACAACAGGCTGATGCAGAAATGAATGTGATTGAAATTATGAGCACTGAAGAGTTCAAAAATCATGAAAAGATTCAAATTTCGGCAGATGGTTCTTATATTCGTATATTGCGACCAACAAAGTGGAATAAACCCTGGAGTCTTTCCAAAGGCTTGCTCAAGCAATTATTGGAGTCATACTATGAAGGAAGTGACAAACCGAGCGCAGATGAGTGCTACGAATTCATCTGCGAAACAATGAAACCGATGTTGGTTTCAGAAGAATATGGTATTGAGCGCGTTGTGAAGAAATAATAGTTTAATAAACTAAGGATGAATTTCTTGTCTACAAATGCACTAATAGGCTTAGTGAAAGATAAATTGATAAAATTGGTTGAAGATAATGAAGAAACTATAGATAATGTTTTTCGTCAAAATTTGGGAAAATTGAGTCCCGAAGATAAAACAAAATTTTTAAATAGCTGGAATAAGCTTGATCTAGCAGTTAAAGAAACTCTCCATACACAAGGTGGAAAACGAACTCGACGGAAAGCACGTAAACAACGTAAACATCGTAAATAATAAATGGCAGTCTACAATCCCTTCAATCCAAAAAATCGTCTGTTTGCAAAAAAAGATATTTGTGCTATTCTCGAGAAGCATAAGTGCCCATTTGAAGTCAACGATACTGAACTGTTCCAAATGGCAATGGTTCATTCTTCGTATGTGAAGCGTACAGAGTATACAAGTCCAACGGGAGAATCTGCATCCTTGGCTCCTAAACCAGCCGACTGTCTTGCGTTATTTGACCATTCATATGAGAGGCTTGAACACCTAGGTGATTCTATTCTGGGCGCATGCGTTTCTACATACATTATGAAACGATTCCCTACAGAGAACGAAGGCTTCATGACTGATCTTAAAAAGGAAATTGTGTGTAATGAAATGCTAGGTTCTCTCAGTCAAAAAATAGGTCTGGATAAGTTTTACATAATTTCGAGACACAATGAAGATATTTGTGATGGCAGAAAAAACTCCAAGAAACTAGGAGATATCCTAGAAGCGTTTATTGGAGCTCTGTGGTTGCAGTCAGGGGACTTTCCTTCTGTATATTCGTTCATAATTTGTCTGGTTGAAACGTACATTGATATCCCCCGTATTCTGATGAATAACCGCAACTTTAAAGAGCAACTGCAAAAAGTATATCAGTCTAAGTATCACACAACTCCTACCTACATTGTTATTTCGGGATCTTTGAGTTCGTATAAAGTTGCGGTCGTAGGTATTGATGGAAAACAAATGGGAACGGGTACAGGTCCGACTAAAAAACAAGCCGAACAACTGGCAGCAAAAGATGCTATCGTGAAAATGGAATCTTTTCAGTGAAATATCGATTACAAAAACCAGACAATATAAGACAGACTTTAAGTTGAGAATGTCCGATTACATGGAGAAGCGTTATGCCGAACTGGCAGCCAAGCGAGCCGAGAAAGACGCTGTCATAGCGAAACTGGTGAGACTGAAAACAATTGCTGAAACGGCTATGCTAAAAGCGATCGCCGAATTAGAAGCTGAGAAGCTTCTTACTCCAGAGCTTGCTAGTGATATAGAAAGAATAATCAGAAGACAAACTTATGCTTACACAAGAACGATTGAAGTTCTCGATCAAAAGATAGAGTGCATTTATGTTACATACGATTAAAACTCGTATGTTTTTACAATAAAAATGGATTTTTTCCAGTAAAGTATTTATTACGAAACGCCAACCACCGAGAAAGATGTCCTCTGATAAAGAAAGACGTGAGATTTCTGCCTCAATTGGCAAAATCATATTGAGCGTTGGCCGATTTCCAGAAGACAAGGTGTACATAAGCTGTATAGCTCCGTACGACAGTCTTCGGTTTGAGGCAATGCTGTTCATCAACTTCAGTGCCTTCCCTGGCGAACGTCCTCCTGCTGTTGCAGAGGTCTTGGAGTATGGAAGAAGCGTCGAGACGTTGTTGACCCTCAAAGCTCAGCAAGAGAAACTAAAAGCTTTTGCTGATGAAGTTGCTGAAAAGTTGAAGAAGGGTTGCTACGATGATGTAATAACTAGGCTCTTCCGCGAGTAGAGCAACGTCTGGTAATAAACTTATCAGATTTTTACTTCTTAGGAATTCGTCGAACTAATAACTCACGCTGAGTACCGCCAACACTCATATCGTCAGAACCTTCAGGAATACCTTCAATTGCACGCAAAGCTTCGGCTACACGCTGAGGCTGATCTGCAAAGGTAAGAAGAAGTTGGGTACGAATTTGGGAACGTTTGAGACCAGGGCGAGATGTACGAACGCTTCGTGAAATGTTTCCAAGACCAGTTCCTTCAAGAGCAAAGTTGTCGACAGAGTTCTCACGCATGAATTTGAGGATATTTTCGGAATGAAGCGTTTTTTGCTCTTTGATTTCCTTAATTTTTTGTTTTAGTTGACGCTCCTCATCGTCTAAAGAAATCCAATCCTTTAGTGTCTGGCGAACCGTTGCCGTTGCGTCTTCGGCCATTTAGTTCTTATACGTCTGCGCACAGAAAATCGTTTACCACCCGTTGGTTCTGAAAGTACCTGATTTGCAATCCTGCTATTTGGAACCGCAGATACAACTGACTCTCCAACAAATGGAATCTTTGATATTTGATCCCGATCTTTATCTACAATTTTTGCCATATTTTCAACTTTATTTATACCTTTTACTAGTGCAGGACCAATACCTGGAATAAAGTTAATGAAGTGCACAAATGCTTGCGCAAAAGCTCCTTCGGCAATTGCAAGACATGCTCCCACTGCAGCGGCGATAGCAGTAAATAATGCGACGACTGCAAGACCAATTGGTCCCCCAACTGTTTCAGCAACTCCATTTACTCCCGATACTCCAGTTTCAACAAGTCCGTGAGTAGCTCCAGATGCCAGATCATAAATACCCTCGCCAACTAAAGCTTTAAGGCCTTTAACAGGTAAAGTTGCAATGAAAAGACCTTTGTCGATAACCCATGAAATTCCGATACGATCGTAGCCTTTTAAATAAGTTCCCATTCCACGTATCAAACTTTCAGTAAACGCATATTCATTAGACCCTCCTCGTTTTTTATAAAGAGCTTTGTAAACTTTAGAAGCCGTTACTTCGTCAAATAAAGGCTTTCCTTTTTCTGCAAGAACATCGTTTCTTAGTTCGTTAGAATTTCTGAACCTTTTGGATTTAAGATAATTAAAAAGACTCAGAATTTTTACGATTTTATCGATGTATTCTCTTTTTTTAAGGTGTTTCTGCAGATAATCTGCAGCTCTTTTTTCATCCTGCGTTAGCGGATCATTGTAGACCCACACCATTATTTAACACTCCTACAATAAATGGAAGAAGAAGGCCAAACACCTGTAAGTTGGAATTCTCAGCTTGAACGCATTCTTTCTGACGAAGGTGAACGTTGCCTCTGTTTTTCATGGCTACATGATCGTGCTGAAAAAAAATACACAGCATGTCATACGTATATAACAATTCCATCGATTGTTCTTGCTACGTTATCTGGATCTGCGTCTATTGGAACAACTGCTCTCATAACCAATTCAACAATTGCAAATTTAGTTATTGGAACTACAACACTCACTGTAGGCTTGCTTGGCACTATTTCAAGCTTCTTTGCATGGGCTAAACGTGCAGAGTCACACAGAATTGCAACAATAACCTACAAGAAAGTTTACAAGTTTATTTTGGTAGAACTTGCTCTTCCGAGATCTGAACGAATGAATGCAAAAGATATGTTAAAAATCATACGCGATGAAACTCAGCGATTACAAGAAACATGTCCCCAAATTCCAGACGATATAATACACTTATTTAAAAATAAGTTCGAGAAAACTACTCCCGAAGTAACAAAACCTGAAATTACAAACGGGCTTCATCCAATTTATGTGTATCCTGGCGATGTAGATTCTCCATTCGCTACAGCAAAAGGTGATAAAGCAACTGATTCTTTATTAGATCCAATGTACAGAACGCCAGGAAGAACTGATCAAATAACTGTAGTTATTCCGCCAAATACTATTCAAACTAAATCTATCAAAACTTCCAACGGCGATCGCACTCCAGACAAGTCACAAATGTTGTCATCGGTTCATCCGCAGACCGAGTCTGTAGAAGATAGTAATCGCAGTTAGATTTCTTCTTGCAACTAGAACAGTACATTACTGCTGCAGTAGCTTTCTTGTGAGAGTACAATTTCTTATCTGATTCAAGAATGCTCTCAATATGCTTCTGCCATCTAGCGGGACAGAGTACAGATGGAGTCAGTTCAACCAATTGTTTTGGAGTAATTTCACCATTTTTTAATTTTTCTAGCCAATTCATTTCATTGGATACATAAGACTTATCTCCCTGAAGGTTTTCATATAAAGATACTGCTTGGTTACGATAATTGTTCCAGAATACCTTATTACTCCAATCAATATCTATCCCATCTTTCAAAGCTTTATCGCTGATAAAATGAAGTAGACAATCTTCAAGTTCTTGTGCAAGTTGTTTGTTTTCAATGAGCTCCGTATAATTTTCAACTACTTTGTCACGAATTGGAGTTGGAACAAATACATTTTTACATTGTACCTGAATAGGTCTTGGTTCATATTCTGGTACAATCTTTTCCTCTTCCTCTTCTTCCTCTTCTTCTTCTTCCTCTTCTTGTTCAAAATCTTCTTCTTCCTCTTCATCTGCAAATGTCCATTCCTGGTGAAGAGACTCATATTCAGTTACTTTCAAGTTGATATACTGAGAAATATTTGGATCATAATTATCTTGCTGTTCGGATTTAGTACAAAGAATAATAATGTTTCCAGAATACACTTCCTCATCAAAAGGGGCAGGTAACATATGTGTATTTACATTTTCATCATCTTCATTAGGACATGCAAAGATACTCAACCACTGAGTTTCGTCGGTAGGGTTCTGAATCTTTCCCTGAAACTGAAATTCGGGATTCTTGTATTTCTTTCGGATCCATTCAAGAACATCTGTTGTTTTTGCAGGAATTGAAACTTCATTAACGCTTCCAGTGGGAAGTATATTAACTCCTAGAACCATTTTATAATTCAATACCTGAAAGCACTAAGTCCATTTTCAAAACGAATTTAATGGTAAATTATTTAGTCATCTTAATAAGATGTCGTCGTACATTCCTCCACACAAGCGGAAGGATGCACCTGTTAAAATTACTGGTGAATTTCCAGCACTTGCAGGAGCAGGTGCAGGAGCACCAGCAAGAACGGGACCGACATATGTTTCTAGAATAACATTACCAAAAGATGGTGAAGTTGTTGAAAAAGAACAGAAACCTGTTTATGAAAAATCTGTAGAGTCTTCTTTCAGGAGTCTCAAGAAAGAATTTCCTGAAATGAAAGAGGAAAACCCTTCTGCAGGAGCAGTAAGCGAAGATGGATGGATCACCAAATCAAAGGGCTCTAAGAAGTCTAAAGAAAGCGAAAGCGATTGGGATGATTTTAACCATTACTAGACCGACTTAGGAGGAATAATTGAAGAAGACGATGTAACAATATTTGTAGGAACATTTTTAACTACAAAGGATCGAATCCATGCGGCAAGTCTCTGAGTCAATCCATTTAATCCCATAAAAAATGAAAATTGATCATTGTACATGTATGCAATATAAACAGAAACTATAAATGAAGCTATCATGATAACACCGTCTAAAAAGCTGATAACACCATTTGTAGCAATTTGATCGCTGACAAATTTATGTACATGACCTAGAGTACTAGGAGTTTTTTTAGATTTTTCTCCAGAAAGATCTACTTGGGTAACTTTCTTGACATCACCTCCTTTTCGCGGAGAACGTTTGCATCGCATATAAGTTTTGTTATCGTGAGGAATTGGTCCTCCTGGCAACTGCTCGGTATCATTGAAAAAAACCTCTCGATCTCCAACACCTTGAATAGGGCGAGATCCAGGCGTTACATTTTTAACAAGAAGTGCAAAGTCATTAGAATCAATATTGATCATGGTTTTAAAAACAATGCATTTTGCAGAATCGCAGTTAGGTACTGGCAAAGAACCGTCGTAAACAAAATAAGATCCATTTGGAGGAACCATCATAAAAAGACCCCAATTATCTCCCATGTTTACGGCAGTGCCTTCTGCAGATGAGTTCGAATAAGGGATAAATGAATTGAAAAAATGAGTAGACGTAGTTTGTGCAGGATTCACTCGAACAAGAGAACTTACGCAAAGAACTTTAGATCCAGATTTGAAAATTGCAATTACTTCTGCATCTGCCTGAATATTTTCAATCGTATGATGACTTGGATGATTTACAAGAATGTATTGACACGTATAACCTTCTCCATTAAATTTGCAAGAACCGAGACCTGCTGTACTCTGAAGCACAAGCCCTTCATTACTTACACTAACATACGCACTGGGAATGTATGCATCATCAAATACTAATTCGCACAAAAGATCGCACGGTTTTGCCGAAGATTGTGAAAGGTTAATTGGGCTCTGATTTGTAGATGAACAATTGCCTCCCCATGAAGAACTGGAAGTAAAGATGCTCATTTGTATTTCGCTGGTATTTTGTATCTTCTAATTAAACAATAGTATGGAGACTGGTACGATTTGGATGATACTCGGTGTTCTTGGAAGTATTGGTACTATTGCATTATTTATTATGAGTGGTAGTGGGTCAATTCCAGCTGGATCTCTATCTCCATCTAGTGGAATTGAAGTAGCTACAATCGTGATGGTTGTTATTGCAATAGGTATATTTATTGTAGCTATGTACACGATTGCTGCAAAAAATGCAAGTGGTAAAGTTACTCTCACAGAACTATCTTTTCTTTCTAGATCAAGTGGAGTATTAACTTCTATTTTTGTAGCATATTTACCTTTAGCACTGATATGGCTCGGACCTATTTTGTTTGTTCTTCTTCTTGATATTTCCTTCATGTTTCCGACGATACTTAGTATCCCAACCTTCTTTCTTGTAGGTACTTTTGAAAAATTGGTATTTTCAGGACTTGAATCAAGTGCTACAAGCAACTACAGCTCTGTTCTAAATAAAATAACAAGTCCATAAATTAATGGAGTCTGCAACTGTTGCACGAAAGTATATATGCGACATTCCAGTAGTCTTCGGTGAAGTAAAATACATGTCACACGGTATAGCTATTACCGCCACGGTATTGATCTACTATTTTTGGTCGACATTATGGACTAACGGTGGGAATAAATCTAACCCAAACGGGTATGGGTTTCAATTGAATAAATATTCATGGACGGTGATCGGGGCCTCTATCGGTATAATACTTTTTCAATTTTTATTGCTAACTCTTCAAGCTCAATACGGAAAATGCTCTGTAAACATTATTGGTATGTTATGTTCATTGGCCATCGGAGTACTGGTAGGCACTACGGGCTTTTTCTTTATTTGGGCTTGGGATAGAAATCAACTTCCTTACTTCCAAGAGCCTGAAACTTTCACAAATCTTGCATTTAAGGGAGGGTTTGGAAAAAATCCTCCAGAAAGTTTAGTAAAAGACCCTGCAAAAAAGGAATCCGATGACGTCCAGCAATCTAGTAAGATGGACGACAAGGATGAGTTTGTTTGTGATTTGTATAAAAATGGTCAGTTAATTACTTCTACTATTTCTGAGTAGCCATACGTAGAATACGATAGTATCCTGCGACATTAGTTCCAGAGTGTTTTTCAACACGGCCATTCCATTCGACTGCAATTGTAGGCACAGCTTTAACACCGTACTTTGCAGTAGTAACTTTATCTTCAGCAATATTTACAGAAACCCATGTAACAGAATCAAATTCTTCTTTCAAATCTTGAACTGCAGGTTTAATGTGATTGCATGGCGCACATGTAGGCGACCAGAAATGATATGCTACGGCGCTCATTCTTCCTCCTCCTTTGTAATAACAGTGGTTTCTGTTATTAAATTAGAAGCTACGAGGCGATAATTTGTTGTTCGGTGTAATTTCTGCTTGACTAGATCGAATCCCTTTTTCTTCACAGTCTTTGAAAGCGCTGAAATCAGCGCAGCATTCAGAGCCTGGGGGTCCAATAAACTTAAGTTAGAACGGCACCATTCTGTAAGAATTGAATCAGATACAGGAGGACCCATCAGAGAAATTGGAAGACCTTCAATAGGTGCTTCCTTATTTGAAATTACTCGAACCTCTTCGTCGGGACAAAGAACTTTAGTAGCCATCTTATCTGCAATAGCATTATTACGACTATTATAGTCAACTCCTCCCGTATGTGCTTCCACATGGGTAATTAAATACGATTTGAACATAGAAAGTATATTTGAAGTCTCTTCAATTAAATCTCGATGGCAAACTTCTTTTCCTTGCTTTGTCTTCCATCCATTAGCCACCCATGCAGGGAGCCACTTTGTCAAACAATCTTTCGAATACTGTGAATCGGTAAATAATTGCAAATCAGTATCGCTTGAAAAGTTCTTTTCAACTATCTTTACCGCATTTCGAATAGCAGTAAGTTCTGCCCGTTGATTGGTTTGATTCTCTTCAGAAGAAACAAAGTCTGCCACTGAAATAGATTCATTATCTGGAAACCATACAGCCCATGCAGCACGGGCTTTGGACTTACCATTGTTTGTGCACGCACCATCGGTAAATGCTACGACCTTCATAGTTCTTTTATTGTAGGAGAATGCACGTAAGTTGGAATTCGTTTTACGATGGTCCTGCTCTGAATAGCTCCTTGAATAACTGTTGGATCTTCGACGTGAAACCAAACACGGCACTTGAAGGATCTCTGTTCCAAAGAACGACGCAACATTTGCTGACAAGAAAAAGTCAAAAAATCGGCATGATAAATCAGGAGTATTTTTACATAAGAAGATTTTTTAGAAGGAGATTGTGATATCCATGTATCAAACCATGGAGAAAAGGTATCTACCGAATTTATCTCCGCGGCATCTATTTCTGTAAATTCTGCACGATGATCGTTTTCTTCTCTATATTTTTTCCAGATTTTGGAAGTTTCAATGTCATTCAAAGGTTCAAATAATAAAAAATGAGGCGGTGGAAACTGTTTTTCCATTGATGTCATTTCTTACTCCTGTTTAGACGACAGAATCTTCTTTACTGGAATTTCATTTGAAACAATATAAAGACTATTTTCAGTCATGACAATATAGCAAGTCTCACACTTAAAAACAGATTCAATACTGGATGTATATTCGCTATCAGATTTGACAAGTAGTTTTTCAGTTTCACGGACTCCGATACAGCATTTCTTTTCAACGCTGTCCTGATAATAATCAAGGTAAATTGGTTTATCCTGTTCAATAGATACTTGGGCTGCACGAACAAGAACACTTGCAGGGGGTGCCGCCATTTATATTGTCGTTTCTTTTATCATCGAAGTTCCTAAACGCATTTCTTGAGGGTATCCTCAAGCTTGAACTTCGTTCGCATGGTCATGCTTGGAAGTTCTCCACGAGAAATCTTCAGAATCGATTCAATTGATGTACGAATAAGCACCTTCAATTCTCCCATATCTGCATTCAAATTTGTAGAAACTTGAAATAGAAACTCAGAAAGCTGGGACATATTTTCCTCAGTCTGTGGAGACTTTGGCATCTTGGCTACTTCCGAAATATCATTGAGAACTTTCGAAACCCATTCTTCTGCCACCGCCATATCTACAAGTCCTACACGGACCAGTTTAATCATGAAAGAGGCATACTCTTTGCGCTGGTTGCGCAGACGAACATACTCGCATCGAGCATCGCTGAAATCATCTTCCTTTGAATCAATTGTAACTGTCTTGTCCATATTGTACATTTCAGGAAACATATCAATTTGTGTACCGATATCCTCGGAACTTGCAGGAATTGCATCGCAGATACGCTTTGCTACCTGACTCATCAGAGTACTTGAAATATCATTACGAGTCGCAAAATCGAACAGCAAAGTTATTACACGGAGACGAAACATCTCATCATTCTTTCCTAAAATTTCAATTATCTTATCTGTCAATTTGAATAGAGACGATTGGGCAATTTTATTGAGACAGCTATTAACTTCTTCGTAATAAGGATCACCTTTTTCGCGAACCATACGAACGATATTCATATAAGCATCTTTCCGCCAGTTCTCACTTACGAGACCTTTCTTAGCGCCACCACCACCGCCCCGAAAGGCTTTGTATGGAGCAGGAACGACTGGCAACATTGCCAAGCGTTTCAAGATTGTTTCAGGAAGTGAGTGAGGTAGGTACCGCACAGAGTAAATCATCTGGGCAGTTACCGACATCTTGTTTATATTCGTGAAGATTAGTGTAAAACGGAATTCGTTTTAGAGAGTATCAACAATAGTATAAAAATGGAGGCATCGCTGATACCTCTGAGGGATACATGGATCCTCTGGTTCCACGATCCTGCAAACAAGGATTACCGCTTTGAAAGCTATGTACGCATAGGCGATATTAAATGCGCTTATCACCTCTGGGCAATATTCGAAAAAATAACTCCAGAAATGCTGATTTCGGGAATGTACTTCTTTATGCGTGAAGGGTACAAACCCATGTGGGAATCTCCTGAAAATGCAGACGGAGGGACATGGTCCAAAAAGATCAATTCTACAGACTCAACACATGTGTTTGTAGAAATGGTGGTCAACTGTGCAGCAGAAGAACTATTAAAAGCAGATTTTGCAAACACTCTAGTAGGCGTATCAATTTCACCCAAAGGTCCCAACTCAATCATAAAGATCTGGAACACCAAAGCAACTGTAAATAAAGTGACGTGCCTGAATTCAGACATTGCACTTCTAGAAGGTGGCGACGGAATCGCGTACACTCCCAACAGAGTAAGAGATCGCTAAATATAAATGGATATTTCAGATTCATCTATTATTAGAAAATTTGAATCATTTTCTATAAAACTTTTAAGATTTTTCTATAAATGGTTAAGTGAGGATGATGGAGTTTTAGCTCATATTTTAGCAGTAAATCATTTTATGCTGGGAATAGCTCTTATAGTATCAGTAGTTATTTCTCATACAATTTATCCACTACTTTGGTTTAAAATTTTACTTTTTATTATAATATCTTCTATTTGGTTACACCATGTTGTATGGAATGTATGTTTTCTAATACTTGCTGAAAAAACACTACTGCCAGGAGTTTTTCCTTATTACAAACTACTGGAGGGAATAACGGGAATAAACCATGAAATAACATTTAATTACTTAATTATTGGAGAAACTGTTCTAGTAGGAATTTTAGGACTTGAGATAACTAATTACATTTCGTTGTTTTTATTTGACTATTTTAAAGTTTAATAACCTTCTGTTGCGTGAACATTAGAAAAATAACTACGGATAGAAATGCAAATGCAAATAACCTTAAATGTTTCAGAAAATTATATTATAAAATATTCAGAAAAAATACTTATATATTCAATTACTTTATTATATGGGTGGATTGTTAATGCAAATACCGTATTATTAGGACATATTTTAGGAGTATATCATGTTATGATTGCAATGGCGATAGCTATTTTAATATTTTTATCCCATACATTTTATCCTTCATTTTGGATTCAACTTATTTGTATTATTTGCTTAATTATTATATGGCTTCAGCATATTTTTCTGAAAGTTTGTGTTGTAACAATGGCTGAAAATAAATTAACTAATGGTGATAAGTCACCGTTCTTTTATGGGATTATTAATGATTTATTTGGAATTTCGGAAGATACATTTATAAATAATATTATTATTATTGAGACTGTTGCTATTTTATGTTTAGGATTATCGATTACAAGTAGAGTTTCTGTGAATATTTACAAACTTTATAATATTCACTTTTAATTTATGTCGAACAAGGCATCAGACAAAGCTGGATCGAGCCCAGATTCGCAACCACGTACCGAATCATCAGAAACCAGTCGTTCTTCATATGGATTTCTAGATTATTGCAGAGATTGGTGCACTTGGTGAAAAGAACCAGATGGGGAAGGGAAAAGTTTCCACTGACGATTTCAGTAGACTCTTTCTTTTGAATGCTGAACTCGTTCTCCGAATCTCCCATAACCGTAGTTCGAGACGCAAAGTGACCCTTGCATCCAAAGGTCAGAGTAGACCCAACATTTTTAATTTCAACAGTCTTTGAGCCAAGCAAAGTCATGTCACGGCAAATCTTCTGGAAATCGACCGAAGGCATCGTGATATGCGCAGCAAACTCAGTTTCGGGTAGATTAATATCTGGCTCATCGCGATCCAATAGATTAAGTTTATAGCGAGTTACTTGCTTCTTCTCGCCGTCTTCCAGCAAAATACCAAGTGTATTAGGATCGCTCGTCTCAACATAAAACGTTATCGTGTCATCATTTGTAGCTGTACGAATGATTCGATAAAGATGATCAGTATTAACACCAATAACAAATTTAGGAGATGTGTAGTTGTAAGCATACTTTTCAAACTTGTCCGCATACAAACGCATATGGACAAGAACTGTGCGTGTATTATCCATGGCCACCATTCTGATCCCATCGGCATCAAAGATAAGGCTCATCTCTACCAAAATACACTTGAGAGCTTCCGTTAAAGTCCGAACGGCTCCTGTTTGAACAGTCTTTGCTTCAACAGTGTACTCTGGCATTTTTCCAATGTAGTTAGATTCGTTTAAAATGCTAATTCTTCAAAAGACTTGATTGCATGCTTATTCCAAATAGCTATTGACTCAATGTCAAATGCGTTGTACCACATAAATTTTTGACGTGCTTGTTTTATTTGGGCATTTTTTACATATACTCCAGACTTACCAGTTTCCTTCTTTGCTCGATCCCAGTCTACAAAAAAATCTTCATATTCATCGACTTCAATACCGTAAGTATCGTTGAAATTTTTAATATCCTTATAAGTTTTCAAAATTATGAGTTTATCCATATCAATATCAAATTCATACATATATTTGTGTGGTTGTCTGGAAAGTTCAACCTTTGAATATTCTTCCCACACTCCTTTTGGAGCTAACCAGAGACCTTTTGGTTTAATAGTCCCAAGTGGTGATTTAGGAGTATTAAATTTTGTATAAGGTTTATCTGCAAGATGAATGAACTTCATATTTAATTTGGCTTAATAAAGTTATTTCACGTTCGTGTTTATATGCGTCCCATCCACGTTTTGCAATAGTTTCCATAGTTTTCATTACAAATCCTATAGTATACTCATTCAAGTGAAATACTACTTCATTTATAGTATATTCAATGTATGTATCAGGATGAGAAAAGCATGTAAAAATAGTATTTTGAGAGATATCAGGGTGTCTAAGCACCTCCCATGATCCAGGAACACAATTCATCATATAATATCCCCACCCAAGATCATGTCTTTCCTGAGGACTGAAGCCCAAATTAGAAAAGTCTCCTTGCATTATTATTCTTGTTCTTCTTCTCCTCCGTAAGTTGAATGCCGTTGTTTCATCGTCGCATGACGTTTCTTTGAAACAATACGACCTTTTCCATTGTACATCAGATCATCTTTGGTAAGACCTCCCGTAGTTTTTTCAGCACCTCCATGCATTACTTTTGCACGACTTCCATATTTTTGTACTTTACGAGTTTTATTTCGTCCACCGTCCATTTATAAATTTGGATATACTTTTAATTTTAGGTTTCCAGAACTCAGAATTTTCTCTAATTTGCTTTTGAAGTTCTGGAGAATAATAAGTTAAAAACAATCTTGAAAAATCATACACTTTATCGATCATTTCTGCATAAACTTTTTCTAAATACGGAATTGTAATTTCAGAATAATCGGTTGTCCACAGAATCGGACAACCTGTATACTTCTCTTCTATGTGCGGATTTCGTTCAATTATTGGAATGCATCCAAACATCAATGCTTCATAATGTCTATGACAATCAAGACCATTCCCTTCAGGAGAAATAACAAACTTGTACTTTCCAATTTCTGCAAAGTATTCAGAAGTTGAAAGATTTATGTTTTTAATACCGTTTTTTTCAACATTGGAAACAATAGCATGTCTATTTACAGGAAGATGTGACCGTCTTTTTACGTCACTGCAGGGTTTAATTGCAAAAAGAACTGTTCGAGAATGATCATTTACAAAAGATTTAAAAATAGAGTTATACCAAAAAAAGCACAAACCAATTGGAAAAGGTACTTCCGAATCTGAACCGTCTGTTTTAGAAGCATTCACAATAAGTTCTGCATGATTCTTTTCAATTTTTTGCCAATTTCTTAGTGAATACATTATCTTATTATACAAATAAATCCCAAAATTTATTCATTCCCTTAAATTTTTGCAAAAATCCATTGCAATACGCAAAATGAACTATTTTATTTTTATCGTACCTTTTTTTCCATCGTGAATTTAGATAAAAAATTTCTTGTTGTAAGAATCCGAGTCTATAATTTTGAATATTTATTAATTTTGTATCCGCTAAATTTCTCAAATTAAAGTAAACATTCATGAACGATTGCTCGTAATAAAAGTGACCTGTATGAGTTCTCACCATTTCAAGAATGTTTTCGAAATGTTCTTTCATTTCTAAATTATTCAGGAATCCAAAAAATCCTGCATTAAAAGGTTTGATTTGATTTTTTTTAAAGAATAATAAGTTCTCTTCAGTATAATTCAGAAAAGAATGATACTTTAATTCATGCAAATTAAAAGTTGTATAATTTATTTCATCACCAGCGTATAATTTATTCTCAATTATTCCATCAAAAAAGTAATCAAGTGTTCTTCCTACCAAAATATCTGAATCTAGAAATAAAATTTTAGAATATTTTGTTAAATCGTACTTGAAAATTTGAAGTTTCTTCATTGAAGAATTAGGTGCATCGGTTGAATTTTCACAAGGAACAATCTTTATATCTGAAAATTCTTTCAAATAATTAGAGCATTGTTCAACAAGAGATTCGTCGCAAATAACCATTACGTCAACTGCGTTACGTTTACGTAATGATTTGATGGCAAGGTAAAGAAGTTTTATATAGTCAGAATTAAATCCTACTGTAAAATACACTAAATTCATTTATTATAATTTGTTTATTTTAATACAATAACTTACACAACCATCCAATCCTTTTGCTAAAAGAGTTTGCTTATAAGAACTACAAAACTCATCGACTGCTTTCTTTACCCCAAAAACATGATGGATTCTTGCCTTGCGTAAATTTAATTCATAATCGTGTCCCATAATATAGCCTCCATTTTTAATTTTTAAAAATGATTGTAAAAGATCATTTTTAACACCATTGTAAGTGTGGTCTCCATCAATATAAATTATATCATAAAAGTTATCTGGTTGACTTTTCAAAAAAGTACTTGATTCAGATTTAGTAATTTTTATTTTTGGATCCTCTTTGTATTTTTCGGTTAGTTCTAAATAACTTTTTCCTATATCATACTTTATTACGTCATTTCCATCAACATCTCCACTCTCTGCAATACCTTGAAATAAATCAACTGCATCAACTAAACTAGCGTCGCAATTTTGAACAATAAAGTCTAAAAATTCTCCTCGAAACACGCCAATTTCTAAAATAACTGGTTTAATAATTTTACTTGCAAAATGAGTTATCATTTCATTCCGTGTTTCAAAAATAGAACATCTATTTTTTGTTTCATCATAAATATCTGGAAGGTCTTTTTTTGCAACAAGGTGCTTCCAAGGAAGGTTATTCATTTAT